TAATCAATGCACATTACCCAATCGATTCCGTCGGCAAGACAATCCTCAAGCACTCTTTGCAGGCACTGCCCCCAGAAGGCGCCGGTGTAGCGCCTGACCGGTATATGCCATGGTCGCAATGCATCGACTACGCATCCCCAGTTATCATTCCAGCCAAGCCGGGGGATGCTCATCGCCGCTACAATTTTGATATCCTGTGATGCCTGCATGTTTTCCTTTTCCGGTTTACACGCCTCGAGATTCAAGCTGACCTTATGGCATGACGTGTCATGACTATCGCTTTTCCAATTTTGAATTTTCACAAAACCAACTCGCTCAAGTGCAGCTCGTAAAATATTTTCCGTCCAGCACGATTTATGAAAATTGTTTGCATCCGTCTGGCCACCCATTAAATAATGGCGCCATTTCGGATCGTCTTGCATGACAGAAAATATTTTTATCACATCCGGAACCGCTAACCGAATTTTGCAGCCAGGGCGCAAGACTTGATACCAGTTGCGCAACGCAGTAAATGATTCCGCAAAACTGAAATGCTCAAGAATGTGTGATGCGCGAATTTCATCGACTGAGTTATCCGCGTATCGTAATGGGTATGCTTCACAATGATTACGCCGATCGATATTGATAAACCCAGGGATTGCGGTATCACCGCCACCGATATCCAGCCGTATCATGTCCATACCCTCGCAAAAGGAGCCCTGGGTGCAGTCTCGCCACCGCACTACACCCAGGGAATGAGCAAAGCAGTTTTAGATCGCAACGACAACATCATCACCCTGTTCGGTGGTGGTGTCGGGATCCTCAGCATTACGTGACAGGGAGCCGATAGCGCCAACGGTGATATCGTCATTGGTTGCGGTTGGAGTAGATACGGCAAGACGCAGGTAGCGCTTGCGCTTGCGCGTATCAACCTCGAACCTGACCTCTTTTGCAGCGGTCAAGTCTTCACCGGTACGATCCGCCTGCACCGTTGCAAAATTAGTGACAACAGTATCATCACTCTCAAGCAATGAAATTGTTGGGCCAACTGCATTGGTATTTTTCTCAGCCGCGAAGAGCAGCCTGAGAGTCGCGTGCCCCGACCCCTTGGCATCAAAGTTCGCGGTCACGGTCGCACTGTTGGTCATCGCCTGCGGAGCAATCAGCAATGAATCTTTTTGGGTAGCAGCAGGAATCATGATTTATCCTTTCGTATCTTCATAATTTTATCAAAAAATGTTCAAACAAATTTCCGCAAGTTACATTCAGCTTGCGGTGAGCAGCCCCACAATTGGACCAGCGTTGGACGTGTCGCCAACATCATGCACATTGACATCAAAACGTTCAGTGCCTTTGACGGCAACGTCGTCACTCTCAAACATGTTGGTGCCGCCGATGGTGGCATCTTCGCTAAATTTGATGGTAACGCCGCGCCGCAAACCAAAATCAGCGGCCATGCTCAGGTCACCAAATGCGCAGACGATTTCGGCTGTTGACGCGGATTTGGGCATCACTGCAACAGTCTCCACGGGGTAGCCCATGAACATCTTTTGCGGCTTGCCGCTGACAATATCCACCACGCTGTTACCACCTGCCGCCATGGCAAGTTTCTGCATCACCGACCCCCAGTAGGTATTAGAACAATACCATTTGGGCGCGGTCACATACTCAGCCAGCAGCCCGAGCAAACTGTTATGGTTCGCCAGGGTGATCCCTGCCCAACTTGCATCCGTACCGCTTGCGCCGGTAATCAGGCCAGCAGTTGCAGCCGTCAGTTTGGAAATCAGACCGACAATACTACCATAAGTGCTGGTGCCGTCGCCGTTGAAGCCATCGTTGTCTTCAGTATAGGCAAAGGCTAACGCGATTTCTTTCAGCAGCAGGTCACCGATACTGATTGCGGCATCTTCGCTCAACTCAGAGCTCATGGTTGTCAAGGCCATGATTTTCTTTGCCACCAGGTTGATTCGGTCAGTGGTGATGTTGCTTTCGGTTCCGGCTGCATTCTCACCGACATGATATGCAGTCAGGCCACCAGTGCGCCGGGGGCGTGACTTGGTGTCGCTGGTCATGGGACTTTGGCGCATGTTTCTGCGGCACACGCCATAAGTTTCCACCAGCCGGACAATATCATTTTCGAATTCATCCTGAACCAGGTAACCGCCGCCACTGTTGGAGCCCTCGGTGTTGATCGCGAGCTCGCCCTTGTCGGTAATGGTGGCACCAACCAGGGGCATCCCCGCGTCACGGCAAAACTGTTGCGCTCGGGCGTTGCCGTTAGCGGCGCAAACCCACATGCCAAACTTGTACGCCTTGAGCTCGGCTTCGGCCTGGGTTGCGCCACTGAAATGCTGCACGCGGCCGAATCGCGGCACACTCGCAGGCACCGCCACCAACGGTGCAGGCTCATCAATCATCGATCCCCCAATGGGATCAGGCGAAGACCAGCGCTGTGCAGGGGCATCAAGACTGGCCAGCCCTGCATCAAGCCGGGTCTGTCTCTTGGCTTCCACGTCCGCGGCCTCGATCTTCGCTGCCAAATTTTCGGCAAGATCAAGATGCTCATCGACCTGGTCTGCTTCAGCCTCGGTCAAATCGCGGTCCTCGTTTTTGGCCAGGTCAGTAATCGCCTTGGCCGCCTCCAGCGCCACAATGCGCTTCTCTTTCATCTCTTCAATCGTCATTTCCTACTCCTGTAAATTGGCCAATTCTGACCGGACCATGGCACTCTTTGTGTGCCTTATATTTTTCACTGCCTTTGCAGCGATTTGAACTGTTTTGTCAAAATCCTGTACGCCATCAATCAGCCCCATGCCTTGCGCTTCCTTGGCGATCCATACCCGGCCATCAGCAACCGCCTTGACATCCTTCCCGACCATCCCCCGCCCCTTGGCTACACCAGCCAAAAAATGCTGATTCAAGGAATCAACCCGCGCTTGCGCATACTGAAGATGCGCATCAGTGACCTGTGAGCCTGGAACACCGGCGCCTTTGTAGTCGCCGGTAGAAATAACATGCACTTTGATCCCCTGCAATTCCGCGTTTTTGGATGCATCATAGATCACTGAGTACGTTCCGATACTGCCCACCAACGCGGTCGCATTGGCGTATACCGCGCGCGCCTGACTCGCGATCCAATATGCCGCACTTGCCCCGAGATCATCAATATGCGCATACACTGGTTTGCTCGCGTTAGCTCTGGCAACTTCGGCCGCTGCGTCTCCGGTCCCGGCTACCGTGCCACCTGGGGAATCAATGTGTAGGACAATCGACTTGATTGCATTGTGGGCTACAGCCTCGCGCAACTGCTTGCGAAAATACACCGTTGACGTACCACCATATTTGCTATCAGCTTTCATCAAGGCGCCCTCAAGCGCAATGATCGCAACGCCACTTTGCGTGACCTGCATTGTTGAGCGATTGGGTGCATATTCGCCATCACTGGTTTGCTTCGCTGGCCAGACACCAGCCTTGATCAGGTGGACCGCATTGGCAAACCATTCGGGTTCGACTGCCCAATCAGTGATATGCCGAGCTGCGCATTTTGCATCATGTAAGGTCATTGCGTCCCTTTCGGTTGGCTTGCCAAATGCAGCGGGGTCATATTCACAGGGACGAAATAGACATCTCCGCCGTCAACAGGATTCTGATTCTCGGCCGCACGAATATCATTGACGGACATTGCCCCGTTCATGAACTGCATTCGATAAAAGGCTGCTCGCGTTTTCATGTCACCACGTAGCAATGCCGTCAATAAATGTTCAGCATAATAATCCGATTTCTTGGCAAATAATTTGCGCTTGATCTCTTGTTCCCAGCGGACCAGCCAGGTCAGCAAAGTATCGGTCACGTAATCAGTATTTTGAGCATCGAGCGTGGACCATCCCTGAGCCCGTTTAAAATACTGCACCTTTTGGGGGGGCACTCGGAACCAGCGGCAAATGTCCTCTACACTGAATTCCCGCGTCTCCAAAAATTGTGCTTCATTCGGGGGGATCGCCAGCCGATTAAATTTCGCGCCATGCTCAAGAATAATTGGCTTGTTGGAATTCTTGACCCCCTCGTATTTGTCAGCCCAACTTTTCCGCAAGCGTTCATGCCCTTTTTCCGAAAGCTCGCCAGGGTATTCGAGTACTGATCCTGCATTGGCGCCATTACCAAAAAAAGCCGCGCCAAAAGATTGAGCGGCAAGACCCAGTCCCACGGACTCAGACGCAAAACGCAAAACCGAATATCCCATTAGACCGTCATTGCCCAACCCGTGAATGTGCAGCATGCGCGATTGCGGAATAAGCGAATTAGAAACACCAGCATCGTTTTTGACCTCATAGATCAATTCATTTTTAGCAAATTTCACCCGTACTCTGCTGGGATGTATCGGATATAATTCAGGAACATTACGAGCATTGTAAACAATTTCCGCATACCCATTACCCCACCCCAGCGCCCAGTGCGTCATTGCCTCGCGGAATGACAACGCAGTCATATACGGGTTTGGCGAATCATGCAGAGCATCATAATTGTAATGGTACGGCGCCCGTTCCTTGCCGCGCTTCAGCCGCTTGTAAGTAATCAGCGGAAGTTTTGCGACATCTTCGGCGACACACCGGATACAGGCATAATACGCCGATAGCGACATCGCTGTTTTTTCGTTGACCTTGATGCCTGCCAGACTTCTGAACGACCTGGTAAATTCACTCAGCGAATGCCACGAGCCGCCCGACGGGGTAGCCGCTCCGGCAAACAATCCGCTGATTAATTGTTTTGCTTTTGAAAATAATTTCATATTCCATCCTGCGTAACGGGTGACAATATTGCCCGTCACACAAGTAATAATAAGTTTTGATCACACCCGATGCAAGTTGATAAATTAAAAACAGTCCATATACGGACTGTTTTTTTTGATCGTTTCTTGGGTTTTTACCCTGGTCAAACACGATTTACACTCACGCACACGGATAATTTTGCCTATTCTTTTTCGACTTGTCCACACTCGCCAATCATTTGCCCCGCACTTTGGGCAGGCCAATCCAACAATTACCGTCACTATATTTTCATCACTCATAATGATTTTACTCCCGCAGATTCGTAGCCGCTAGAATTGTCGTCATGCACCATCGCGCGCCCCAATGCCATAACGGCCGCAACAATTCCATCAATTTTGTATGGACTGTTACGCTTTGGTTTGGTCGGCTTCATGTTCCCCGCCGGGTCTTCCGCAATTGCAACATTCGCCGCCATCCAATTCAGTATAGGATTTCGGCCATGATTGAACCGCCCGGCAATTACACGTTCCTCAAATTCTTTACACGGTGCAGCCATGCTCATAAAACCTTGGCCAAAAGCAATCACGTCAAAGCCATCCTCTTGCAATTGCGTGCAAAGTTGCGCACCCTGGAAAAGTCGGTCCACGGCTAATTCTTTGATCTTGAATTGCTCTCCGATCTCGTTGATGTCTGAGCGAACACAATCATAATCAGTCACGTTACCCGGCGTCACAGTCAAGAATTCTTGCCCTTTCCATGTCCGGTAAAGATCACGATTCGGATTTTTCTTGTCCTGGATCGCGTATTCAGGCACCCAAAACCACGGCAACAGAATGTTGGAATCAGGAAAAAACAAAACCAACGCCGTCAAATCACTCGTGCTGCCGAGATCAAGGCCGGCAAAGCATGAACATTCAGCCTTGCGGTGGAGCGTATTGACCCGCCACGTGATTGCATCACGCAACCGCGACGGCGCGCACTTAGCCCACGCATCGCCATCAAGCCATCGTTCTGCTTGCTCTGTCCAAATGTTCAGTCGGTATCGTTTAAACGCATTCAGCTTCACCGGAGATTCTACAGCCTCATTGGCAGCCTGCTTCATGTCACGCTCTTGGATGATATGCCCCAAGGATGGATTTGCCCTGCGCCAGATAGCAAGCGATCGCGGATCATCCTTTTTGCCAGCACCATAAATCAACGCGAAAAAAGACGAATCGGTTATGCTGCCATCCAGAACCTTTCGCGCATATTCATGTTGTTCATAACAGATACTTGTGACATCCCAGCCGGCCGTAGTGATCGACAACAAAAGCGGTTGTCGCCTGGCCGCGCCGCCATACCGCAGCGCGTCCCAAAGCTCCCGCGTTTTTTGCGCGTGGAGCTCGTCAAAAATCAATCCGTGAATATTCAATCCTTCAGCCGTGTACGCTTCCGACGAAATCACGCGGATGAAACTATTGCTTGCCGGGAATTCAATTAATTTTTTACTGTCCGTGACCTTGGCATGAGCAGACAACGCCTTGCTAACCTTGACCATATTTCGAGATTCGTTGAACACAATTCCGGCCTGTGACCGATCAGCCGCCGCGCAATAAACTTCCGCACCAGGCTCACTGTCAGCACAAGCCAAATATAAAGCGACCCCCGAGCACAGCCCGGACTTGCCATTCTTTTTCGGTATCTCGATATAGGCCACCCGGAAGCGCCTGGTCCCGTCCGCATTCTTCCAGCCGAACAACGGCATAAGCAATTCGTTGCGTTGCCAATCGAGCAGTTCAAATTTCTTCCCTGCCCATTGCCCTTTTGACAGCATCAACCAATTGGTGAAAAAGTCGCACACATGCCGCCCGGCTGCCTCGTCAAACCAGCATCCGGCTTTGACCGCAGCCCGATCCCCCTTAGTCAGTACCCATTTGTTTTTTGTTTTGCGTTTGCTCATTTAGCGATCTTCAATCCCGCGAATTTGGCA